TTTAAAGAATACAGAAATGCAGAAGGTAAGAGTATTATGGTTGCCCACATAGGTGGTGTAGCTGCATTCCCAATTCCTGAAGGATATACGTTGTACGTTGCGGATGACTCCATAGGAAATGGAGATACTTCTACAGATGATATTGTAGCAGATGCAAATAATGCCGCTGCAGAAAAAGCTGCTGCAGAAAAAGCTCTTTCCGATGAACCTTATAATGCTGGTTATCCTTCTACCGCAAGTAGTGAGTCTACCACTATTGATTGGGAAAATTTATCTACAAATAATTTACTAGAAGAGTTAGATAAAATTACGGGAACTAGCGCTACGATTGCAAAAGGCGCTATGGCATTTCTAGGACTACCCGGTCTCTTCGGTTACGGACTAATGCGTAATCAAGATAAAAGAGCAGCAAAAGCAGCACAGGCTCGTATTGCTAAAGGTGGATTGTCATCTTCGCAGTTATCTGAGCTAAACAAAAAAGTAGAAAGTTTAACTACTAAATCTTTTGGTCTTCTTGGTAAAGTGTTAGAAACTGTTGGTGGAGCATTGGGTCTAACTACAGAAGATGTAGAAGAGACTAAGAAAAAAACTGATGCAGTTGAAAAATCTATTACTTCTATTACTGCCTTAGACGCAACAGAAGCAGGCAGAGGTATTCCATACTATCCTTCTACTCCTACCGCACAACAAGTTGATCCACCAAAAACTATTGCAACTGCAACTCCCATACAGGATAACCCTAACTTACAACAAGTTGATCCACTAAAAACTATTGCACAAAACCCGTATGGCTCTCCACTACCGGGCGACAATGTTTTTGCAGACGCCAGTGGTGTATTTACCCCACCTGTTTCTGCACCCGTTGCTACACAAACTAACTCCGCATTAGGTACGACTCCTGAAGACTTTGGTGCGGGTGTACCAGAGACACGCTTTACTGCGCCTGTTGCACCACCACTAGAGCCTCTTGAAAATTATGTAGCACCTTACTCACAAGAGCTTGGGGAACTTAAAAAGGTATCTGAGTTTGGCCCACGGTTAGCAGAAAAAACTAAGGCTTTTATTACTGGCAATAAACTAGCAGAGTATCAGGCTAAACAATTAGGATACGATAAAGATACAGAACAACCTGTACAGCAAAAATCAGATGCACAAATACTGGCAGAGGGCCTAGATATACTAAACGATGCAGGTAGAGAGCGTGTAAAAAAAGGCACTAATATAATAGAAGAAATAGGTCTTCCTGCGTATAGGGAACAAGTTGCTATATCTGACGATGTTACTCCTAACGATATTACTCCTGAACTTGTTACTCCTAACGATGTTACTCCTACACCTGTTGTTACTGCACCTGAAAATACAGGACAAGAAGATTCGTTTAGTTTTACGCCGCCCAACGCAAACCAAGCGTCATTAACAGTTGCACCTATTGCTACTACACCGGGACTAACAGATGATGACATGGGTCTTCCTACTACCGCTGTACCTGCTGCTAGTGTAGCAGAACAAACAACCCAAGCGTTTACGCCTAGTAGTGTTGCTAAGTCTCCAGAGGACTTTCAATATAGTACAACTCCTAGAGTTACTTCTGCAGCACCCACATTCAATGAAAAGTTTGCCACGGAACGTTTGGCTGGAGCTGAAACTTTTAGCTACGACAGAGATGGCGATGGTACAATGGAAAACTACACTACAGAAACTGTAGAGGAAGCTTCACCAGCAAGTTCAAATTCTTTGTATCAATCCTTTGTAAATTTAATTACGCCGGGAGACGATAAAGAATACAAAGGTGGAAGAATTGTAAATACGGGTTCTAAAAAAACTACTGTAAAAAAGAAAAGTAATAGTGCCAAAAATGCTATAGCAGGTTTAAAAAATAGCAAGGGTGGCATTAATGCTAACACTACCGATACACCTATTTTGGGCAAAGTCAGCGATAATGGAAACTGGCAAGAAGTAGTACAACCCGGTACAAATGCAATTACTCGCAAGTGGGTTGGAAGTGATAATGATAACAACAATAGCAATGATAACTCAAACGAAGGATCGTTGTTTAGTGGCGGTGGCGCAGATAATGTTGGAAACTTTGGAGCGATAGGTGATGCTTTTGGTGCAATTGGTGACGCACTAGGTATTACTAACTATTCAGATGACGCAGATACTAATGCCTATCAAGGCGGTTTGTTAACAAAACCTAAAAGTAAAAAGAAAACAAAAGCAACAACCAAGAAGCGTGGCTTAGCGGCACGTAAGTAATCCGCTATATTTGACTGGCTACTCATCCCCCTGACAGCACACTAGGCTACGGTGGCCCCAGTAAGAGAGAACTAAAATGAACGATACTATTATGGCAGAAGAAATGCAAGCTCCAACTAAGGTAGCATTTGCTAATCGTAAATATTCTAACGAAGACAAACGTAAGATTGAAGAAGAAGAACTAGAACAACTTATTGCAGAACAAGGTACTGAAGCTCCTGAAAAAGAAGATGAACCCGTAAATGCAGAAGATAAAAGTTTTAAGAAACGTTACGGTGATCTTCGCCGCCACATGCAAGATAAAGAAAAAGATTGGGATGACAAGTTTAAAAAACTTCAAACTCAACTAGAGCAATCTACTAAACAAGAAATTAAATTACCTAAGTCCGATGAAGACATAGATGCATGGGCAAAGCAGTATCCTGATGTAGCCGCTATTGTAGAAACTATTGCAATTAAAAAGGCACGTGAGCAATCCGCAGGTCTTGAGGATCGTGTAAAAGAGATTGACGAAATGAGAGCTAATGCATCTCGTGAAAAAGCTGAATCTGAATTGATGAAAGCTCACCCAGACTTTGGTGAAATTCGTGACAGTGATCAGTTCCATGAGTGGGCAGACGAACAGCCTAAGTGGATACAAGACGCACTGTATGAAAATGATAATGATTCCCGTTCTGCCTCCCGTGCAATTGATTTGTACAAAGCAGATATGGGTATTAAAACAAAAAACAGTGCAAGTCCTAAAGACGCTGCACGTTCTGTGAATAGTCGTAATAATCGTAGTGCACCTGACACCAATGATACCTCTGGTACTTTTAAAGAATCTCAGGTAAACAAGATGTCACCGCAGCAGTATGAGAAAGCTTCCGATGCAATTATGGAATCAATCCGTACTGGTAAATTTATTTACGATATGTCTGGTAATGCTAGATAAACCTATTGACATATAAAAATATCTATGATATAACTGTATGTACAATGTAGTAGTGCAGCCCCTATATAGGACTACCTGCACTACCACTAATTAAACTTCCCGCAAACAACAATAACGCTTTCGGACAACCTAATGTCTCATGGCCCGTTATACTAGAAGGTAGGCCAACTTTCTTGTAAACGCACCCTAGTAGTAATTAGCCTCTGTATAAGTCATTAGTCGTTTGCATCTGTATCTAATGCTAGGAGAATTAATATGGCATTCGGAACCGCTACTGGCTATGGCAACTTACCAAACGGTAATTTCTCACCAGTTATTTATAGCAAACAGGTGCAACTTGCATTCCGCAAAGCATCTATCTGTGAAGCTATTACGAACTCAGATTATTTTGGCGAAATTGCCAATATGGGTGACTCAGTAAAAATTATTAAAGAACCTGAGATCACTGTACAACCTTACTTACGTGGTACAACTATTACGCCACAAGACCTTGACGATGAAGACTTCTCGTTAACCATTGATAAAGCTAACTATTTTGCTTTTAAAGTCGATGATATCGAAGAGGCCCACAGCCACGTCAATTTCCAAAGCCTTGCTTCGGATCGTGCTGCTTATCGTTTGTCTGACCAGTTTGACCAAGATGTTCTTGGTTATCTTACAGGCTTTAAACAGTCTGCAATTCACGGATCACCTGACACCGTTAACGCAACTGTTAATGGTACAGTTGCTGTAGCTAGTGCAGGTACTGATGAACTATTGGCATCTATGAAAATTACTGCTGGTAGCTTTGGTGGTACTGATGGTGAAGCTCTTGCTCTTGCTGCACGTACTGGTGGAGCAACAGATGCTACACCTGCCGCTGGTGATACTTTCCCATTAACAGTCATTGCACGTATGTCACGTTTGTTGGATCAACAAAATGTGGATACACAAGGCCGTTGGTTGGTAGTCGATCCAGTATTCATGGAACTTTTGAAAGACGAAGATTCTCGTCTGTTTAACGCTGACTTCGGTGGTTCTGGTCTTCAGAACGGTCAAGTCGGAACTAACATTCATGGTTTCCGTGTATATCAATCTAACAACCTGCCAACTGTTGGTACGGGTCCGTCCTTTACAGGTACGAACTCTACTGCTAACTTTGGTATGATTGTTGCGGGACACGATTCAGCTGTTGCAACTGCCGAGCAGATCAACAAGACTGAAACATATCGTGATCCAGATTCATTCTCCGACATCGTTCGTGGTATGCATCTATACGGTCGCAAGATTCTTCGTCCAGAAGCTCTTGTGAACGCTAAGTACCACTTGGCATAAGGGAGAATAGAAAATGGCTACATACTCAAGTTCACTTCAACCTGTGCGCCGCCCTACGGCTCCTGCACCATACCTAATTAGTAACACTATTGACATTGCGGTAGAAAATACAAGTAACGCAGCGGCACTTGCTGCTAACGATATTTTAAAAGTTTTTACGCTGCCAACAGATACTATGATTATGGCTGCTGGTTTCGAGGTCGAAGCACTTCTTACTGGCGAATCTAACGATACAACATTCAACCTTGGTATTACTACTGCCTCTACTGGTGGTATTGCTGCTGATGTTGATGAGTTCGTTGCAGCTATGGATACAGACGCTATGGCGGTTGGTTCCTATGCTACTATGATTCCCGGCGTTTATCCAGCTGTTGTAGGTTCAACTGCAACTACGTTGGATTTAGAGCTTCAAGCAGCAGGTACTGCACCTACAGGCGGAAAACTCCGTGTGTGGGCAGTGTTGATGAATATTGACAATCCCGGTAATTTAGTTGCCGAAACTGTTGATCGTGACACACTGGCTTAATTGCTAAACTTAGGGGGCTGGTATATTTACTGGCCCTCTTATTATATTAAAAGGATTAGGATATGACTGCGTACATTACGTTAGTAAATCAGTTACTTCGTAGAATTAACGAAACCGAATTAGCCGTATCAGGTGAAGGTTTTGGTGATGTCCGTAACTTACAAGCTTTATCTAAAGATGCTATTAACTCTAGCATTAGAGAAATCTTACAAGTATCTCAGGAGTGGCCTTTTACTCTTGTTACAAATACGCAAACACTAACGGCAGGTACAGGCGTGTATTCTTTTCCTGCAGATTTTTCTAAAGTTGATTGGGACACATTTTACCTTAAAAGAAATGAAACATTAAATAATGAATCTATGCGTTTTCCTGTAATCCCGTATACTGAGTATCTTAAAATATATCGCCCTGCAGAAGATTTAGGTGGGGGTAACGCTAGAACAGTACCACAAACTATTTATCAAACACAAGATACAAAGTTTGGAGTTACACCTATACCAGACGCAGCATACGAAGTTGAGTATCGTTACTGGTCTTTTCCACAAGACCTAACGGCACACACTGATGTTTCTGTTATACCTAACAGATTTAGTACCGTAGTTATTGACGGTGCTATGATGTATATTATGCGATTCCGTTCTAATGAACAAAGCGCACAGATACACGAAAGAAAATTAAATGATGGCATAGATAATATGCGGCGTTTATTACTTGACTCGCCTTTACGTGTAACATCTACCGTTATAGGCCATAGTTTCAACGCAAATTCTGGGACTCGTTAATGGCAGACCAGTTAGCCACATTTGCTACACCTTGCAGTGGGGGGTTGTTTAACAACCTAGACCCTCTTACGCATGGGAGTCAGTTTGCTGGATCAGCATATAGTTTAATTAACTATGAACCTGCCCTTTTGGGTGGGTATCGGCGTATTAGCGGATACGCAAGATCTTATGGTGAACTTACAGGTGACTCAACTAATAGTGTCCCTGTTTTGGGAGTGCATGTTTCTGCAGATGTACAACAAGGTATATTCGGAACAAGAAAACCTGCTAGTGGAAATAACTACTTGCATTGGTATAACCACTACTACACGGTTGTTGTAACCAGTGGTGAGGGTACGGACCTTACAGTTGGTGAAACAGTTACGGGTGTTGTAAGCGCAGCTGATGACTCAGGTGTAGCAGCTACAGGTACAGTAATATCTACTTCATCTAACAGCGTTGTTATTAACTTTGGAAAACTA